GGCACAACAAGATTACTCTGCTGTGATAAGTGACGAAATCGCCACCGTGGTCTTCGGACCACAAGGGAAGGACAAGAGGCTCGTAAGAGTCAAATTGTCGTTGTATTTTTTAGGATGTGTCTCGTTACCGAGACACCTCACGGGCATTACGCCCGCGAAGTTTAAGGAGGCTGGAAAAGCCTGTGTTAAACTTCTTCGGTCTAAAAACGCATGGTTCGATTCGAACGGAAAAGTCCGGACGTACGAAGAATGTGTTGTGGGGGCTTCGGCTACCTACTATACCGAACCCACAGACGCCGATTCCAATTTCTTGGATGACGTGCGCGCTCGTCTTCGAGGAGATCTAACTCATACTCATGACGACGAGCAAACGTTCACGGTGACACAGGCGTGTCCCGTGTGTGTGTTGTCCAATGCCCTGTATAAGGAAATGGGAACACAGGAGAGGATCACTGCTCTTGAGTGGTCTTCTCCACAGGTCAACGTGAGGATCCCCACGAATGGCCTTCTACCTCCAAACCAGGAGTCGGTTTGGGTTAGGGCGATTGTCGCCTTTGTCCAAGAAGGACTTACTTTGACGAATAGCTCGACAAAGCTGTTTGCAAAGTGCCCGGATTCCGCATGGGATTTTGACGCGCAAAGACCACTTCCTCGTCCTACTGAGCTTGGTTCGCTCAGTAAGATTGAGTTTTCGTTGTGGGGCGATCTTATCCACCGCTGGAACGAGCTACACCCTGAGGACAGGGTGCCCTTACGGGCCTCTGCGGGTGGTAAGACGGGAGGGGTTGCCCCTCCGTCTTCAAGTAGACGAATTGGGAAGCCAAGTTCGTCTGTGCCCATTAATCTGGACACTGCGAGGCCGAGGCAGGTAGCTGCTCCGTCCTCGGCTCCACCTCCCCTAGCAGATGGGTCGGCCCGGGTTGCCCCGAGGCCGCCGCCGCCTCCGGCTAGGGGTCCGCCACCGCCTCCTCCCCCTCCTGTTGCTCCCCCTCGAAATGAGGAGGTTGAAGCATTAAAAAGGAGGATTGAGGAATTGGAGGGGAAGGCGAAGTTGCCCGTGAGTCGCTTGACGGATCAACAAGCGGCACAAATTCGTGAGGTGATGGGGATTCCCCCCCCTCCCGAAAAAGACAGTAAACTGTCTAAGGAAGATCTTAAGCGTAGGCTTAAGGCCTCCACAATCCCTTCTCGGATAGTGAAGGGTTACCTGGAAACAGGTATTAGCTTTTTGGAAACAGAGTTGTCCAAAAAGGCAGGGGCAGAGCCTGCAGCCGGTCCGAGTGTTAAGTCTAACCGACTAGAAACCTTCAAATCGGAGTGGCAATCGGTGAAGGAGAAGTTTAAAGGGGAACCCCTTGTTTACAATCCCAAAACCGAGAGAGGAAAGAAATTCGTGAAAGAATACTATCGCCTCAAAGCCAAGGAATCCCGATTGGGGTTAACCAAGGTTTTACCAGCGTTGGGTATTGCTCCAGTGCCTCAGGCGACACCGGCTGGGGAAAGCAATAAACAACGTCAGCGCTCGGCTCCTGTACAGGGGTCTTCCAGCAGTAGTGCTGGTAAGAGCGTCATTGGGTCCGTGAAGGGAACTTCCCGGCCCGTTGAAACTCCGGCGGGGCCTAACCGAAAGGAAAGGCGCAGGAGGAGTAGGGAAGCGACAGGGGAGCAGCAGTTACCTGCACAACCCCCTAGCACTTCGCCCGGGGAGCCCGAAGGGGAGTCCTCAGGGGTGAATTCCACAGGGCCTATTAGGGACTTGAGAAATCTCGTCACTAGCCTTCAAATGTTGAGTGTTTCTCAACACTTAATGAGAGCTTTGGTCGATGAAACCATCGCGGCTCTTGTTCAGAGAGAAGTCATAACAGTAGGGGAGGTTCCCTCCGACCTTGTGGCTATCTTGGATCTCGGACACGAGAATCCAGGGCCGTCTAAAACGACCCGTGAGGAGGTATCTTCCTCAGGAAACGACGAACCATTGAAAAATGAGTAAGTCGTACTACTGCGCTACGGAGGGACTGGGCGTCTCCCACATGTTTAACCAACCTGTGGAATTATTGGCCCGGTACTCCCATCTCTCATACAAAGATCCTAAGGATGTGGTGGTTGTTCCTTCTGGTTTCCCAGAGTTCTTCCTTCCCCCTCCTCAAGAGATTTGGCGAGTGATGAGGTTTCGCGGTAGTTGGAAATGGCCGAAGATTGACGGCCAGATCGAAACCATTCTAGATGTTATAAGGGATAACTATAGAATGACTCCCACCCTGTTGGCGATGCTTAGAACTAAGCTCCCCTCCGGGTTCAGCTTTATCGACTTTAATCGTCAGTGTAAATTGACGAGTATGGACGTTATGGCTGTAGACCGCGAGACCATGTGGTCCTTATTGTCCTCTAGTTATAGCGGACTGGACTTACATGATTGTTGCGTGGCCTATGATAGGAAAGTAACCAGTAATGAGTTTCTTAACCTAAAGTCTAAAACGGTTGCCCGTTTTGACTTCATGCGTGCTGCCTTTGAGGCAGTATGCATGGCCTTCCAAGTTATTAGGAAGGATCACCACCTGTCGTTTAATAAGTCCCATCGGAGAGCTCTAAAAAAGCTAAAGCTCCATTTATATGTGGACCCTGAGGCAACAGGTAGGGAGTTAAAAACACTAGCCGCAGAGTGCAGGGCATTCTACTTTGGTGGAGTGCGTCCGAAAGGACCCCTCTGCGGTTTAGTTAGAGGTCTCGTGGCAAAACATTGTTTGATGTTTTCTTATATCTCACGAGCCCTCCCTCCTCCCCTGGAACAGGATTACCCACATAGCTTTGAAACCTTAGCTAGTAGGTTAACTGAAGAGCCAGTAGAGGAGAATTTGAATTTTCGGGACTGGGTAGGCCGTTGGGTGGATAGAACTATCCCCACAAAACTTCAGGTCTACACCACTCCCTCGAATTCAGGCTGCATCCCTTTTACAAGGGCTGCAGGAGGCCATGGGGCAGGCTATAAGGCTATTATCGCGTACGCGATGGGGAAGAGTTCTCTTCACCCTAAAAGCAAGTTGCCCCCAGAGTCTTATATCATACCCCCTCATCAGGGAGGTGCCAGTGTCTACAATTTTGTAGAACCTGTCACTAAGATATACAACCGGTTGTCGGCGGAGTTAAGCACTCTGCTTATTGCCGGTTGCCACGAGATGATGTCCAAGTTGGATATCATTCCCGTGGAAGTAGTGTATGCCGATGAGAAAGGCATAAAGGTTCGTCTTCCAACCAAGACGCTCACTTGTGTCAATCTCATCGAGCAGCCACTACGTAAGCTAGCCGACGCACATTTGCTTAGAGATAAGCGTTGTGCGCCTAGCTTGGGGAAAGGAGAGATGCCTCCTATCCTCCAAGAGCCTTCCAGGGGGGATGTGTCCCTCTCCCTGGATATGACAGCCGCTACCGACTGTCATCCCTTTTACCTAACCCGGTCCCTTTATGAGGAATTGGCTAGGGTACACCCCCAGGCGAGAGCTTTCCAGCAGCATTTTCCAAAGCTGTTTGGGCCCAGATTGCTCTTTCCTCGTGGTTCGTTCTCAGATCCGGATCTAAGATCATCCCTGGCTCGAAGCTACGTAGGTAGCCTCGACTATGGATGGCCGACCCTGACCGTGAGGCTAGAAGGACATCTGCTCTCCTCGGCTGTAAAGCCGGGATTGTACGCATCTGCCGGTCTAACGACCCAACAAGTGAGTCCCACAGTAGTGGTCTTGATTTCATCAGAAATGATGGAATGGGCTTATCTACTGACTACAAAGCTAACCGGCACTGCCCGGCCTGACAGCATGGTCCACCGGGGGTCTTTACCGATCCCCACGTATGAGGTGGTACCTGTTGGTCCCAAGGTCTTGGCGGTGGGGTCAGGAGGGGTGGCTCCAGTGCAGTGGACGTACAAAGTAGAACCGAAAGATGTTATACAAGGGGGTGGCCCCATGTTAACTTCGGTGGACGTTACTTATGAGCAGGTAATGTCCGCTCTGGAGGCCTATTCGGCCGCCGTGGATCTCTGGATTCAGAAGATCAACGACAGAGCGAGAGATATTGGATTGGGAAGGGAGTATTCTCGACCCGCCATTATCTCTAAACGTGGCGCTATGATGGGGGATCCCACATCATGGGCGCTGCTACCACTTGTCAGCCTGTACGCCTGGGAAAACCAGTCGCTTAATAGTAAGAAGGTTGCGACATGTGGAGATGACTTGCTGGGCTATTTGCCTCGCAGAGCCATTGAGCCCTTGAAAGAGGACATCAGGTCGTTGGGTGGGGTGGTTTCGGACACGAAGTCGTTCGTCCACCGTTCTAAAGGTTTGTTCGTAGAAGTCCCTTACTTCCGCGGGAAACCTCAGAAGTTCGACCTTTTAAGCTCATGGGTAGCTCCCTCCGGTGGCTCCAAAGGAACAGTGGATTGGTATTCACTGCCGCTGTGCATTCGAGCAATCGAGTGTGCACGCGGGGGCCTTTGGAGAAAGACGCGGTTTAGGCGTGAGTGGTCCCTCGCCACCAAGCTGGGATTGCCCTTAGGGGCTGATCCCGGTCTTGGTGGAATTCGACTGAAGGGCGGACTAAAGACCTCGTTAGTCTGTGCCCCTCAGTGGAGGAGCTATGTCTCCCAGATGCCATTGAAGCGATTGCTCTTTGGCGGGGGACTTAGCATTGTACCACCCACGGATATCCGTAGGGAGAGCTACTATGAGACCAAGGCATTCGAGAAAATTCTCGATAACCTTACGGCTGAGCCGCAGGAGGGTTCACAATCTGTGCAGTCTCTGGCCGGTAAACTCCGGCAGAGTACGAGCCTCCTCTTATTGCTAAGAGGAGAAGATCGAGTGAAATCCTATCGAAGACCACGCGTGCTGGCAGCAGCACGTCGATTCCGACGCGAGGTGAAGACCAAGCGTGTGGTCCAAGGTAATAGTCGCTGGGGGTACGAAGGACTCCTTCGCGACTATCGGGAGAAGCAGACGAGATATTCGACTGCTCTCACCAAATTACCGTTTGAGCGCCATTTTGCGGCCGGTGACTCCAAAGCAAAGTACTTTAAATTGGAGAAACCGTTCGTTAAGGCGAGCTTAAACGATAATTTACATGAAATTTGGTGATACAAACTCATGTATAATGGAGAGAAATCTATTCTCCATTAATTCGGG